GGCTTTGTGTTATAAATCCATTATTACCATATTTATCTGGGATTTCATTCACAAATCCTGATAAATTTAGCCATGAATTGCCGTTTTTGTCGATTGTTAATCGTGATTGATCAATTTTATTAAAATTAATACTAATGTTTGTTAATTGTCCCATAATTATTTAACTGTTTTTTTGATTGATGTTGTAGATTTTTTTGATGCCGGATAAAATTCGTGTGCCTCACCTGTGTCCGGATCCACTGTTGTGGTTAAATTGGTGATGGCTTTACAGAATGATTCTATTTCTTTTTGTTGCCTTTTAAGGAAACTAATTTGATCCTCTAAATCATTCCATTTCTTGGTGGCTGTGTAATCATAAGATGTTCCGACCTCTGCTATGGCAAATTCTACCCCATGCACATTGTGTTTGCCACCTAACTTATGCAGTTCATCAATAGATTTCTGCTTGATTCCCTTATCCACCGTTTCAAATAGAATCTGAAATTTAGATATGATGGCCAATTGCACTAATGGATCTTTTAATGATACATCAAATTCATCCACCATAACTTGCGCCTGATGGATGATTTCTTGCTTATCCATGTTAATGATCATGGATGGTTTTAATGTTAATTCATTTTTCATAATAATTGGTTTTTACGGTTAGTGAATAATTTTTGGACTTGATTTATTTTTTTGTATTCGGGTGATAATTGATTCCATAATTCTAATACATGGAAGATTTCAGTACAGGTATTTAATGAATTAATTAATTCTGTTTCCTCATCTTTGGTTAACGTAATTTCATCCACTACTACATTAGGTTTGGTTTTTGCAGATGGTTTGTCTGTATCATTTGTATCTGGCAAATCCTCACCTGCATAGATATATAATCCTAATCCAAACATCGCCAAATTTTTAACCAAACATCTCATAATGGTTTTGTTTACATCGAATGATGTTGCTGCCTCCACTGTCTTATCACCATATTTAGTTTTATAGCTATATGGTTTTTTAAGCATTGATTTATTTGCTCCATCCATAACAGGTAACCACATTTCTAAAGTTTCGCCTTCAATTGTTACTTCTGTGTGGCACATAAAACCCAATATTTCATCAAATTCGGTTTCTTTAATAACATAGCGAGCATCTGGGCATTCTCTTTTAACTTCTGCCCATGCCCATGGCCATGATAAATATGTCAAATCTTTTTTCTTTTCGACATGGCCATTTACATTAATAGCTGATAATCTTTCAAATACGGATTTTTTCTTTTCCATTTACTTATTGGTTTGGTTTAGGATGTTAATAACTTTTTCTATTTCTGCATTGATCACAGGATCATTTACCTTTCGGCTAATAATACTCTGGATGTTATGGGGTTTAAACTCCCTTGCACTATGTGGCAAATAACCCATTTTATTTAGATTATCTGCCACCATTTGATGTATTTCGTACTGCTTTACTTTACGCATGATTGATTTGATTAGATTGGATTGGATCCGGTATATCCATGATCTGTACTAACCGGCCCCTAAATATGCGCCATTCTTTATCTAAAAAAGACTGCGCCTCATTAAAGGTGTAAAACTCCTTGATCACCGTATAATATCCGGCATCATCACGAAATTTCATTTTCAAAATAAACGATTCATCATTTTTCATGGTTTGATAATTGGTAGGATGTGGAACAATAATAAATAAATAAAACTATAAATGGCAATGCCACCATATAATCCCTGTGGATCCTGATGGTGGAAATCTGTGATGTAATTAATGATTTTTTTCATGGTTTAAGAAATTAAAAAATGCCATGGAATCTGCCATGGCTCAGGGTTTTATTAATAAGGAAAATAACTTTTTGATCTTGGATTTGATACCTCTTTGTTCATTTTACGAACATTGATAATTTTTCTAATTGCTTCTTTTTCTGCATCAGTTTCTGAATATTTAAATTCATCTATAAAAAATTGTTTTGTGTACTTAAAAATAACTTTTTCTGATCCATTACGTAACTCAAATTGTGCTAAATTTTCCATTTTTTTTATTGGTTTATGTGTTGTGTGATGTAAATGTACTGCCTTATTTGATATTTCCAAAACATTTTAAAACTTTTTTAAAAAATAAGTAAATAATTTTCCATGAATACTTTAAATATAAGAAAAAAGCACCTAAAATTAGATGCTTTTTTGCTTTTTTAACCCTATAAACCATTATGAATAAACGAATTTACAAAACTTTTCCATCTTTTATTATCATGTTATGGACATTGCTTTTACCATTTTCAATTTCTACAATGGCAAACCCTTGATTATGTTGGGCCATAACCATGTATTTAGGTGATGTATATGTTAAACATCCTGTTGTGTATGTTTTAATTGATTCTTTAAATCCTGTTTTCTTCATGGCAAAACTTGTTTTATGGACATGGCCTATTAGCGCATTACACATTACCTTGTTCATTAAATTTTGCGCAGGATTAGCGCCACCGGATCCATACAATTCATGGCCATGTAGCACCAAAAGATCACCCATGTAGCAACCTTGCCAATCTTGCACCATGTTATAACCCAACCTTTCCAGATGGAAAAATATTTCAAATTGTAAATCATGTATTTGGGCAAATTCTTCGGCTTGATTCTGTAAGATTCTGGCATACCGGTTCTCATGATTTCCTAATTTAAAATAGATGGGAATATGCTTAAAAATATCCCTAATCCTTTGCATAAATTCTCGGCACATATCCACCTCCCTTGGGAAATCCCTAAGATCGGGTTCCTTTTGGTGCATACTTAGGCTGTACACATCAAAAATGTCCCCATTAAGATACAGGCAATCAATTTCTTGTTTCTTTAAATAACTAATAGCACAGGCCAATGATTCACGATGGTGGAATGGCACATGAATATCTGATAAAATTCCAACCTTTTTAAATTGATTTGGCAAATAGAACGGTAAATGATCTTTACCTATTGATTCAGCTATACCAAAATAGTCTAAACTGTCTAAATTGTAATCTTTAAATTCAGCTGTTTGCTTGGTGCTTTGCTTTTGTATGAATTCGTTTTTTGCTTTTAATGTAATGCCTTGCATTACCATTGCATCTTTTAGCATTTTAGGATTTTTATATCCATAATCTTGGTAATGCTGCTCGTGAAAATTCTTTAGATTATAATGGCATTTGAAAAAATGATCTCGGATAATATTATATTTTTCCTCTTTACTCATGATTAGTTTTTTTCAAAATTAGTCAAATAAACAAATAGAAATCACATTTGTAAATTAACAAAAAAGACCACTAACATAGTTAATGATCTTTTTGCATCCCAACCTAACCAATAAACAACCCGATTAAAAATCGGGCCATTTACACAAACACAACCTATTTACTATGAAAACAAACTAAACTATTCCTGATAACTAACCCTGTAATTATTGGCAATATCTGTATAATTATTAGGGATATGACACCTTACAGTATACACATTTGATTTAACTGATAATTTAATGGAATCCATAATCGCTGAATCGGTTTCTGGTGTGGCAAAATTAATAAAAAATTTATGTGCCATACTTAACATATTGTATTGAACCTGATTATAAAAATCACCTTCATAAGTTTTACTATATTGCCTAAAATCATTAATCCTTTGCTGTGTTACAATTTCTTCAATCACTTTGGCTGTAGAATCTTGCGCCCTTTTAAAAGTATTATTAGTAAAAAATGCCCCTAAAAATATGAAATCAGGAACACTACTTTGATAAATTCCCTCATGTTCCATTAGATCTGTAGCTATAAAAGATGTATTTTGTACCCTTATAAATAGAATCTCTTTATACACATTTTGCTCTGTATCTATATTTCTTAAAACAAAATTATCAATGTATGTAGCTGTGTAACTACCTGATGCATCTATATAAGTTACCCCAATTCCTATTTCCATAGGGCCACCATCTGGCGCTGCACCTGTGGTAATTTTAATTACTTCATATTCTCCCTCGGCATCTAATATTTTTTCATCATTCCATATAATTGTTCCGGAATTACCCCATGCCTGATTAACTGTTGACCAATACCAATAATTACCTGAATTAAAATACCTAATATAATACGGAATTCTGGTGCCGTTAAATCCACCACTTGCCTCATCTACATTAACTGAAATTAACAATTGATATTGATTTCCTTTTACAATATTTAAACCACCGGTGCTATGCAATTTCTGTGTATACGTTCCTAATACTGTCGTAAATTCAGTAAATCTATAGCTTTTTAATCCTGCAAATGGCACATCTGAAATCGTATAAGATCCAGAATCATTAGACCAATTTTCTAAATCAAATTCAAAGGATCCATTATAGTTTAGATCTATTTGCTTTTGCTCAATATTGACTATTTCTTGGTATCTTTTTACAGGCCGTTTAATTTCCCTAACCATATTATTATTAATTGGCTGTGCTTGGCTTGGTGCTATGTAAAGCATTGATGGCTGTGTGGTGGATTGATAAACACCTAAATAATTGTAAATTAAATATTTAATTTCCTCTGTGCCTCCGGCTAAAAATGCTTGTTTAGCAGTTAAAATACCATTACCTGTGTATGTACCATTTTGAATACCTGCTATGATTCTTTGATCACCATAAGATGATGAATTAACAATGTACCATCTGCCAAATGATTGAAAAATCTTGCAATTAAATCCTATTAATATTGATCTTAATACAGTTTTAGCATCCCAAATAATGTAATTTTTGTGGAACATTCCTGTTTTTTTAATGTTCACAATATTAAAAACATTTGCCCATTCACTTTCTGCTGATCCCCTAATGTCATTAGATATCAAAATGTCAAAATCTAAATTCAAATAGTTTAAATTATTATGGATAAATTTCCACAATGTCGGATCAGGTTCACCATTTGCCGGCATCCATGTATTAAATCCTTCTAATGATCCTAAACCATCTGTAGCATTTATTGTTAATGGATATGGCTTTGTCGTTATTGCTTCGATGTAAATGTCATTACTAATAAATCCCATCCAATATGGACTATAAACACCGGCTGATGATTCATAAGATATTTTTAATAAATATTCTCTTTCATCATATTCATAGAAATTGTCATAAGATACCGTATCTGTTACCATTAAATGTAAAGATGCGTTTGATCCTATTAATGGCTCATAAATATCATTATCTGCTCGCCATTCTATTGTTACCGGTTCCCCTTGGCAAACCATAGGCAAAACACCTCCATTATAATCCTTTTTAAGAATTTCGGCTTTTCTTTTATTGCCTTTAACATCAGAAAATTCTAATCTGTATTTAACACCGTATGCCATATTTATCCAATTCTATTTCGTGTTTTTTCTGCTCTTTGTAATGCTAAAATTAAATCTTGGCCCCTAACTACAAATTCCCCAGATAAATTCATGTCATTGCCTCCACCAAAATCCATCATGTTTTGTAGTTTAGATAATGGCGCAATTACTTCCGGATTCGATTTAGCACCCATGTACTCACCCATTAATCCCATTGTAGGGCCACTAACTATACCACCTTTAGCAAATGCGCTAATTCCTGTAAATGCACCCTGTACCACTCCCATTGCAGCTGCAATAAATGGCGCTAATGCTACTAAACCTGCCGGCCCTGCTGCTGCTGCTGCGTTTGTACCAATTGTAACTGCATTTGCTTGTGATTCTGCATATTTTGTGGCAACTTTTTTCTTTCCAAATATAGATTCAGCTATGGCCATTGCACCCATTTGTATTAATACATTTGCCATTGCGCCTATAAATCCTTCTAATCCTGTCTTGGCTAATCCAAATGAATTTACAATGCTATTGCCTATGCTTTGAAATACTTGCTGTGTGGTATTTTTTAGCATATCCATTGACTGCATATACATATTAAATTGCTCTGATTGCAGCGCCAATTGTTCTTGAATTACAGTTGTACTTGCAGTGATTTGCTGATCCATTACTGCGAATGGTGATGCTATATTACTAACCTGCCCATATAATTTTTGAACTGATGTAAAAAATTCAGATTGGGTAATATCATAATTAAAAAAGCTGCGCAAAAGTTTACCAAATTCCTGACCTTTTGTTGATGTTGTAGCTAAAAATCTGTTTAAAACATTTTCTTGGCCTGATGTTACTGTCCTGCTAATTGATTGTAGATCCGAAAATATATCTTTATTAAGATCGCTAATTTTACCACCTAATGCACTAAAATCAAATTTAGCTGCTGCGCTTTCTTCATCGCCACCCAAAACACTTAAATCTGGGCCACCACCTACATTAATACTTTGTGCCTTTTTTAATTGAGCAATTATGGCTTTATTTTCATTATATAATTTAGCCTGTTCATTTCTTGCTGCTAAAATTTGTTGTGGTGTTCTTTGCATTGGCGCAGCCGTACTCATTGTAGTTAATTGCGGCTGATTTAACATTCTTGCTTCTTGATCAAGCAATGCAATTTTTTTCTTTATAGCTTCATTAGTTGCTAAAACTACATCAAGATTCTTTTTTTGATCTTCTGTTAATTTATTTGTTTCGCCTAATGCCTTATTATAATCATAGGCTGATTCAGCGACATATCCTAAACCTGCTATTAATACACCTAATGCGCCTCCCTTGCCTATTGTTAAATTAAATTTACCTGCTGCACTTGTTAATAATTTAAATCCGGTTAATACTTTTGGCAAAATAGATCCTGCTAAAAATAACAATGGCCCTGTGGCAGCTGCTATTCCTGCAATGGTTAAAATAAATGTTTTTGTGGCAGGTGATAAATCACGCAAATACCCTAAAATAGAATTAAACTTTGTAATTATTTGTGTAACTGCCGGCAATATTACCGAACCAAATTGGACTCCCAATTCTTTTAATGATTCATTAAACATCCTCATTTGATTGGCTGCACCTCCACCTGTTCTCTCAAAATCTCCTTGTGCATTGGAATTACTTTTTAAAACATATTGATATCTTAAAAGTACTTTTTCGCCTTGTGTCATTTCAGAATACAATTTTTTAACACCATTTGCCAATGCAAATGTTTTTAAATTGTCCTCTGTCATAACAGTTCCCAATCTTTTAAGTGATTCAGTTTCACCGGTAAAAACTCCACTTAAAGCTGTTGTAACTTCTTCAATGTTCATGTTTTTAAACGATGATAAATCACCGGCTAAACCCACCATTGATGTACTTAATTTGGCTGCTTGGCTTGTAGATAATCCCATAGATGTGGCCATATCTCCAAACTGTGCTGACATATCTAATGCCGTTCCCTCTGCTATTCCAAATGATTTTAAAGATGTTTTTGCGAATTCTTGAACTTCTTTAGATGAATCCTTAAAAGCTACATTAACTTTATTTAAAGATTCTTCAAAATCAGATGCTAATTTAATTGCTGCCCCTCCGGCTAATGCTAATGGCGCTGTCAATCGCAATGATAATGACTGACCTATGTCCTTCATTTTACTGCTAAATCCTGCTAATTTCTTTTCAGCTGATGATAAGGCTGCCTCCAGATCTTTGGAATTGCCATTAATAAATATTTCTAATGTATTTGCCATGCCTCAAAGTTATAAAAAAAACCAATCCTTACTTTGATTGGCTTTTCTTGATTTGTTCCATAAATGCTTTTAATTCTTCCGGTGATGATTTCGGTGTACCCTTATTTAAATAAACATCCTGTGGCAAAGGAAATAGTTTATCTGGTGTAATTAATTGTGATCTCTTTTTGGCTGTAGAATTGACAATCATAGTACTTTCAAATCTACTCATTTCCCAAAATAGATTCATTTTAATTGACCAACTCTCCCCTAACAACGCATTTTCTTTCCATGTATTGCGCCAAAAATGATCTGGTAAAATACCTGCTTGACCAATGTAATAATCAAGCATGGCATCCCACGTTAAGGGTTTATCAGCTTTGGGTTTTTTGTCGATTTAGATACGTTCCTGCGCACTCCGGCATTTAGATCATTACCCAATACCCTTGATTCCATCAAAGTATTTATAATTGTGCCTAATGCTTCTTGATCAATGTCATCCATCCAAGCACCTACAGAAAATTTATTGTAATCTATTTCATTATTAGATTCCTGATCATAAGCAATGATACCGGCATAAACCATATCACGCATTGTGGCCATGGATAAACCGGATCCAAAGATCTTATCTACTTCGGATATTTTAAATCCTGATGCTTCCTCAAATGCTGCCCAGAAATTCATTGAAAAATGTAATGTACGGGTTTTGCCTCCCAAATCTAATTGGCAGTAACCCCTTTTTTTGTTGACTTCCATTTGTTTTTATGATTAGATTAAATTCAAATACCCAACACCATTGCTGATGTTGGGCTAATATATTTATTGCAAATTATTACAATACTGATTTAACAATCGCACCTGTAACGGTGATTGTACCACTGAAAGTTACAGCAGCTTCCATCTCACCTGTTTGCTCTAATGATGAAATAAATCCATCACAGGTATAAATTGAATCACCTGCCGTTGCTGTTCCAAATATCGCAGTTAATTGAGTTCTTGCAATTAACAAATCCAATAATTGCTCTGCATTATTAGCATCTGAATAATCTACCAAACCATCAAATGAAATCTCACCTGATTTTAAACCTGCAATTCCTTCCGACCAACCGGATGAATCTTTTGTTGTAGCATCAGCCACATCCAAATTAACTGATAATGTACATGATGTGGTGTGTCCTACCACTGTGCCTTCAACCTTTAATAATAGATTGGTGCCGTTAAATACTCCTGCTGTTGCCATATTTGTTTAAATTTTATTGCTCTTTTTTTGTGTAAAAATAGAAAAATATATCACACATTTTCCCAATTAATATTTATATTTTCCCAATTCGTAAAAACTAAATTCCATGGCAATCTCGGCTCCCAATAAACACGACCATCGATCACAATATCAAGTGAATATCTGACTACTGTTTCAGTTTCTGCAATTTCTTCTACAGCTGTTACATAGCCTCCACCAAAATAAAACATTCCGGCTGTTTGGAATACCCATTTAGTGTATTTTTTAGTGATCAATAAATTGACAAATTGATCATAATTCATCTGATCGCTGTAATCCACTAAACCTTCAACCTTCATTGTAACAGATCGTTTACCTGCTATACATTCGGCCCATCCCCCACTATTTTTATTTGTGGTACTTGGTAAATCTAAATTCATTGATAATACAGCATTGGTGCTATGGCCCAACGCTATATCATTATTATAAATTACAACATTTGATCCATTATATAATGGCATTTTCTTCAATTGGTGGCACCGGTACCGGCTCCCATGGCAATGGTAATGTAATTACCGATGGATTTACTAAATCTTCTATTTGCTTTGCCAAATTAATGTCTAATGCCGGCACATCCAATGATGATTCTAACCATCCACAAACAATGTCAAATGTTAGTTCTGCATAAGGTATGTAGGTATCACCTTCTTTTTGACTATATGTCTGGCATCCGTAAACATCGGCCACATATTCTTCAAATGTCGCATTTCTGCGCCAATGTACATTTACTACAAAATCTGTTTCACCTTCATAAGATGGAAAACATTGCATCTGGCTGATCACCCATTCATAGGATAAATCTGTGGTTTTAATTTCTCTATAATTCGACATCATCAATTGTTTCTATATCCTTAAATTTTACCCCTGTAACCCATCCATTTAAAAATGGATAAATATCTAATCCCTCTGGATTGTTTACCACAATAGGATCAAAATCAAATTCTGATAAATTCAGATCCTTACTTTGTTGGTTTAATTTCTTTAATCCATCCTTTGAAAATGAATAACTACCCTTTTCATTTAGGATCAGGTTTCCATCTTTGTCCACAGATGCTGCATCTAAACGCAATTCCTCTGCTTTTTCATTGTATTGATCCAAATAGATCTGTACTTTTTTGGCAATTAGGACTAACTTTTTTTGCCCTTTTGTCTTACCATCTTTTGCATTATTGTTTAAAAAATGCACTAAAATGAATAATTCTGCATAACTTTTTTTCATTGTATTTATTGATTTGATTTATTGCAAAGGTAGAAAAAATTATATCACAAAAATTAGGTAGCAATTTTAACAGTTCCACCATCATTCCATATTGCTCCACTACTCAATCCGGCTGATGATGTTGGAATATCTAAATATACGTTATTAGTATCCATTTGAATTTTTGTTTTATAATATATACCATCTTTAACACCTAACTTTAATGCACCTTCTTGTGTTGACCAAATTCCAGATGTTGCTCCCCATGTAGGTGATGCATATCCAATAGCAATTCCTAAATTTGATGTTGTATCACCCATAAATCTTGCCATAATTTGCACTAAAGATCCTGATCCTTTATATACTGCATTAAATTGTGTTGATGTAGATGTAATTGCATTTAAGGTATAACCTGTTGTAGTTGTATTAATATTTAATCCACCTGCTGTTGTTAAACGCATTTTTTCACTTCCATTGTAATCAAAAATTAAATTATAGCCTGATGCTAATGGATCTGTATAAAATGCCCATTGCCCTGCACCGGTTCCTGATGTTGAATTATATGCGCTACCTAATATTATTGATGCATAAGAATTATTTGAATTTCTATTTAATCGTATGTTTTCATTATAATTTGCACCTATTGAACTTGTTTGTACTATTAATGTGCCAATTATTGTTGTCGTAGAATTTAATGCAGATAATGGACTTGCTGTACCTATTCCAATATTAGATCCATTATCAAAAATTTGACTATTGCCTAATGCTGTTGTTCCGGTAAATTTTGGGATATAATTTGTTGTACCTGATCCGGTAAATCCTACCCCTGCTGTTGTTAAAATATTGCCACTTGTATCAAATCCTAAATAGCCTGCAATCGTTCCTGTAAATGCCGTAGCTGATGTGTACGCAGGTGCATTTAATCGGCCTGTAACTTGGCCTTTTATATAATTTACTAATGATCCTAAATCAGTATTTTTTGACATTTTATTTAGCTTTTAATTGATCTAATTCTGCTTTTAATTCTTGAATTTGAATCTGTTGTTCTTGAATGGCTTTGAATGCTAATGTAACCATATTTGGATAAGCTAATGAATCAGGACTTCCATCTTCTGCATATTGCACAAATTCAGTTAATCCTAATTCGTGTACTTCCTCTGCTATTAAACCAGCAAATACTTTATCGCCATCATTATTACCTTTATAATAAACTGATCTTAATTGATTAACAATATCCAACCCTTTATCATAATCTTCAACACTATTTTTGTATTTTAATGATGATGTGCTTCTATATATAGTACCACCAACAGTCATGTGTACATTAGCCGAATTTGCAGTTGTTGGAGTTGCTAACATTGCAACACTTCCATCAGAATTAATTCGCATCCGTTCATAAAAAACCCCACTAACTCTTGTTAAAAAAGTTAAATCTACCCCACTTGAATCTGTTGCAATTTGTGGATTTGTTCCATCTGTTCCAATATTTAATCCACCTGAACCTGCTCCATAAAATTTAGCAACAGGATAAGTCATTATTGAGTTTGCAGTTCCATATCCTTCTACGACTAATTTATTAGTTGTAACAGAACTTGTACCAATACCTACATTTCCTGCAAATGTTATTCTTAATTTTTCAGATCCTGATGTATAAAATGATAATGTATCCCATTGTGATGATGTTATGCCACCAATTCCAAGTACATTGGCTGTAACATTTTGCATTACTAACCATGCAGTTAAAGAAAATGTAGTATTTGCATTAAAATCACCTGCAACGTGTAATTTATATGCAGGACTTGCAGTACCTATTCCAACATTTGTTCCATTATCATAAATAATACTATTATTTACAGCTGATGTGCCTGTCCATTTAGTTAAAAAATTAGCAGTACCGGTACCGGAAATTCCTGCTGTAAATGTGGCTGTGTAATTAACTACATCTACAATATCATTTAAAACTGCACCGGTTCCTAAAACTACTGTAGTTGAATTTGTTGCCGTATAATCTGCTGTGCTTAATCTTGCACCGTTTATAAATACATCAATTAATCCAACAGTATATCCACCAATAATTGTAAATGTAGTCTGTCCAGATGTCGCAGTAAATGTGCTTACGTTTCTTACAGCTGATGATCCGGCACTATAATTAGGTACATTTAATGTAGATCCTACCAATGTTGCCGGCCCACTTGTACCTGTTGTAGTTAATGTGGATATTCCTGCTGCAATTGTCCATGATCGATCAGCTGTTAAATCATAGGTAGTTCCATTAATCGTTAATGTTCTTGCATTTGTTACCGGTGTAAAACCTAAAGCCGATGTAACATTTAGACTTGTTAATGATAATGTGCCACCTAATGTTAATGATCCTGTGGTAGTTACGGTGCCTGTCAATGTCAAACCACTAACTGTGCCTGTGCCACTTACACTTGTTACCGTTCCTGTTGTATTGGATTTATTATTAAATGTTGTCCAATCTGTACTGCTTAAATAACCATTTGTAGATCCAGATGCCTGACTAATTGAAATTACATTTGTCGTAATGCTTAATGGCCCTGTAGCGCTTGTAATTCTATTTAAATATGCAATATCCCAATTTGTGGTGTCTGTTGTTGTTGGGATCTCAAATCCTGCTGTCAAACTAATAACCCCTGTAGTATTGGTATATGTTAAACCAAATGCTGTTGTAGAAATTGCAGTTAATGGAATAAAACTATTTGGATTGCTTGCTAAATAATATAAATTACTATCCACCGATCCATCAGCTTTTAAAAACTCTGTTGCTATGCCACCGGTTTTCTTTATTGATGTGGCAATAATTGATCCGTTTACTTGTACTATGTTAACATTATCGTTTACATTTGTTCCAAATAACCATTTTCCATCGCTTGCTATTCTTGCACTTTCAATATCATCAGCTGTAAATATTACCGGATGTGGTGTATATGATCCAAATGTAACCCCACCATTTAAGGTACTAAATACCCCTTTGATTGAATTGTCCATGTGAGTTACCCCAATCATGGCAGCTGCTGAAATACCCTGTACAATAAAGTTTGTGGCCCCTGTATAATATGCAGGCAATTGACCTATAAAACTATTTCCAACCGAATCAATCCCACCTTTTGCAGTGGATGATCCATTGGTATAAAATTTAATCCCTTGGCCTGCCCTTGTAGCTACTATTGCAGCATCAGATGTAGTATTTGCTTGCCATGCACCCGAAACACCAAATATGGCCGTTTCTGTGCCGTTCTGCCTTGCGCTAAATGATCCACCACCTGTTGCCCCTGTATTATCAATTATGATTTTTCCGTATGCCGTAGAATCTTTTGCATGGATCATGCTTGATGGCGATGTAACACTTAATCCTAAATTACCTGCTGCCGTTAATCTTGCTTTTTCGCTTGTTCCAGCATATAAAGTAATAAAATCCCCTGCTACATCTGTACCTATTCTAAATTCCCCTGTCGCATTAGTTCTTTTTAATATCTGATGTGTATCAATTCGGTAACTATATGCCCCATCAATGGCTATATTACCATTTAAAACGGTTAACATATCAGCTACCCCAAATGGATTTGGAATAATTCCAATCGTTCCACCTACAATTACATTTTCTAAATCATCAAAAATTAACGAATTTGAAATACTATTTGTGCCATCAAATCGTGGCACATAGTTAATATCACCTAAACCAATTATCCCACCTGCATTCTCTAAAGCAGTTGCAAATAGTATGTTTCGCCATACCAAATCATCCTCATACCATTGTAATATGTCTGTATCTGTACGATCAATAACCTGTACATCGTGCAATTCCTCTATTTCATAGCCATTATCTACCTTTACATAAATTTTACCATGTATTGCATGGGCATAAACTACAAAACCAATAATCACTGTATGATCTGGCGCTAATGGTTTTACATTGGTAATATCACCGGCAACTAATGGTGATAAATAAAGTATATCGCCATCGGCCCATGTTTCGCCTTGCAGATCACCTGTGGTGTCAATTTCATTAACTAATCCAGATGATGTTACAAATCCTTCCTGATTGTTGTTTATATTTTCAGTAACTAATCCTAATGTGCCGGCTGATGTTCCATCTGTAGTGGCTAATGCCAAATCTACTTTTAATCTTTGGCCTTGCGCCCCACTAATGTAAACAGCTTGATAATTTTCCTCTAATAAATTGCCACCGGTTTTATTTACTACCCTTGTAACTTGTTCTTGACCTACCTGTAATGTAACATTACCACCCTTTAATCTTAAATCAGCTGTGCCATCTGTGTTATTCCACGACATGGTGCCAACTGCTGTTGGTACTGCTGAATTTGATACATTAAATTGTACAAAATCACCTAATAAACCGTATGTACCTAAATTTAGATTTTGTGTGGCCCCTGTGTATGGCACATAGCCTCCACCTCCACCACCACCATTGACAATGTTCCACCATATTTTATCTATGGCTGTCAAAATAGTATCGCTTGCCGTTACTGTTCCTGCTGTTGCAACAAATCCTGTTAATGTGGTGGCTAAAACTCTGGCTGTGGTAAAATATAATCGTGTTCCCTCGGCTATTGCTGTTGTGGTGGATCCTATTGGTAGATATAAAGCATTGGCAGCAGCTAATGATAAATAGGTATTTGAATCTAATGATCCATCAGCTTTTAAAAATTGTGATGATGTGCCACCTGTTACCTTATATTGTACTGCTCTTAAAAATCCATTTTGATCAATAAATACGTTTGATCCACCACCAAAACCATCTGAAATCTGCTTTTCACTTGCCGTTAATATATCATTATCTATTAATTTTAATAGCGCTTTGTAGGTATCTGCAACAAGTTTACCGGTTAATGTAGCCATTTAATATTGCCTTTATATTTCGTGCAATTTAGGCAAAAAATCGTTTAAAAATTTGTTGGCCGATTGCTAACAATATAAGGATAATTAATATCTGATTTATTAATGTTTGAATCCATCCTATTTTTTTGGTTTCGGATTCCCTGTAAATAGTCTTTGTTATGTATCTATATTCGATCCTATATTCATTGCTATTTATATAAGGATAGTAATGTATTGTTGCTTGTAGCTTGCCTTTTTTTTCACTTATGATCACTTCACCTTGTTGACCTTTTATCCTCTCTCTAAATGGCTTTAAAATGCCATTGGAATCGCATGGATTTATAATCAATATGGTATCTTTTAACTCTTTGTATTCTGTGATTATTTTAGTGATTACCACAGAATCTTTTTGATCTGTAAACACAGGTGATTGCTTGACTGATCTACATGAAAAGCTAAAAATGATTAATAAAAATGCAAGATATTTCATGATTGAAAATATAGTTTAACCTCTGCCATTCTTCTAATGGTTAATCCGGTTAATGTTTTACCACCTGATTTATTCCATTTTAAAAATTCATCTCTGATTGTTAGATCATTTGGATCCTTATTTACTTTCTTTAATAACGTAGATCCTTTTAAATTGTTTGGCCCTACATTATAGCAAAATGAACATAACGCACTAAATTGATTGCTGTTTACATCATCCCTACAGAATGAATCTACTGATTTTTGGAATGGCTTTAATAAATCCATCAATAATTCTGTGGCTTTTTCCTCTGTGATTGCAGGATCTGTTAATTTTACTTTGCTCCCATCTGGATAAAATGTAGATCCATACCCAATTGTATTAACTCCGGCAGGACATTTGTATGGTTTTGCTTTAAACCCTTCAAATTTCTTAATTAAATCTATTCCTAACTGATTGCAGGATGTTATTTTCACTTTATTGGTTTTGTTTTAATAACCTTTGGCGCTTTTCCTATTTTTAAATTGTGGTTTTCTACCCTTAAACCTTCAATTTCTATGGTTAATTCATCCACCTTTTTGCTCAATTGATCCACTTTCGCTTCCAATTTTTCATTCATGGCAGTAAACATATCAATAACTTTCTGGGAGTTTTCTAATTGTATTGTACTTATATCGGCATTTTCTTTTCTTCTACCAACGATCCATCCTATAAATGCTGATCCTGCTGATGTAATAATGCCTATGATTGCTTCCCTTGATTCCATTATGATAATTGTTGAATTTTATTTGATATTTCTACGATGCCACGAAAATAGGTATAATCTGAATCCTCATCAGTCAAATAGGTAGTTCCTTCATTTACGCAGGTAAATACAGAAAACCCATCAGCTGACAAATCAAAATAACCTGCTGATCTTGTTCTAATTAATTGTAAAATTTGTGAAATTGCTTGATTGGCTTGTAGTTCTCCCCCCGAATCGCCACTAAATCGTGTAACTACTTCAATTCTTGTTAAGGTTTCAGTTATATAACTTGATCTGTTAAAATCAGCTTCATTGGTACTGACTGAATAAACGTAAATGTATGGGTAAACTGATGTGCTTGGCACCCTGTTGAAAACAGGTAACACCGTAGCATTTAATGTAATGGTTCCGGTTAATCTGGTGATGATCGCCTTGCGAATAAATTGGATTGCCTCTAACATTATTTAGTCAATTGTTTTATTTTATTATCTAACCTTATTTCTAATTTATTCAGTTCCTTTTTAATGTTTGTAAAAAAAAATGGTCTTGCAGGTAGTATTACTTCTTTAATTCCCTTTCCTTTAAACTGCGCTGCGTAACTATCATTAAAACCTAATGCCTTTAAATGGCTTAAATCTACCTTTCTACCTGTGCCAAATTCAACGTATGGCGCATAAGGTGCCTTGGCAAATATACTCACTCTATTTTTTCCTACTCTTTCAAAAAAGATACTTTGCATCAAATTGCCTGTATCTTTTACCACATCTACTTTCATTCCCTGTACTGCAAATGCAGCTGTATAGGCCAACTCATTTGATAATTCCTGTGCAGCCAATTGCCCTAACTGTTGGATTTTTTTCTTTAATGAATTTAAATCCCCTTCATTAATTGTTATGCCATCCTTTTTAGCCATTACCCTTCAATCTTGGTAGCTGTTATTTTAACCCAAAAATTCTCAATGGTTTGGTACCCAGAATTAATCCTGTATGTGGAGGCATTCCCTTCAACCTGTAATATATCCTGATTCTGAATTAGATCAGCTGTTGGCCTTCTAATCATGATTTCAATTTGGGTTTCAAGGGATCTAATTCCATTCTTTGCTGAAATATCCCCAGATGTTTCCAAAACTCTACACCAATATGTTCCAATCACAGCTGTGGTAGATGTCCACCCACCATAACCATCAGCAGTTTTTGTCAATCTGCTAACTATAATTCTTTGCTTTAGATCACCTGATGTTAATGCCATTATACAAACATTGCTTTATACCCATTTAAAATACTTTGTGCTGATGATGGTACATCCTGCACAATGGTTCCTGTAACGTAATCAGTTCTATTATCATAATAAGTACTTACCATCATTAACAATGCCTGCTTTAATAGGCCATCATTCATGCCAGCTGTAGTGTAATTTATCTTAATATTAACTGCATCACCTATTAATTCTACGATCTTATCATCTAAACCAAATACATTATATGTCAATGCCGTATTATCTACTGTACCTGTAACACTTTGAATTGATGCTATTGGGCCAAATGGCACATCAATTAACAGATCTAATCTAACTGATGGTAAATAATATGTTCTTGTCTTTGCGACTATATCTCTGGACATAAAGTTTTCGGCTGCTATTCTTGCAGCTGTAATCATAGTACCAATCAGCGCATCATCAGCAGATGTATCAATCCTAACAAAGTTTTTAACATCATTAACAGTAATAATTTCTGATCCTGTAGTGCTATTTATTTTTATTTGGCGCATTTTTCTTTTTGTTTATAGCTTTAGTTTCGTAAACTATTTTTTCTTCTTTGGTTTCTACTTCGGCCATTACTACTTCCTTTGTTTCTGCCTCCACCATTACACCAATTTTCTTTTCTAAATAATATTTTTCAAGATCCTTTGGTAAATAATAGGATTCACCTGCAATGTGCATAGTGCCTCCATTTAAAACAGTCTTTAATATTTTAACTTGTGCCATGTTAATCTATGTTTTCGGATATTTCCAATGATTCATCATCAATAACCGGATTAATTATTTCTTCTATTTCTTCTTCTACTATTTCTTCTACTTTCTTGGATGATTTAATGGCCCATCCTTTTGATATAAACAATTTTTCAACCTCGGATGAAACATCAAAAATACCGTATGCCTTATAATAGTTTATACCATCATTGACATTTTTTAGCATTGTTATTTTGCCCATATTGTTTTATTTTTTGAACAAATATAAAAGAAAATGGCACCCGAAATTCAGGTGCCATTATTCTATTTGGATTTTACAATTGACTAAACACCAATTGCAGCAATATCAGTAGAGAATGTACCACCAACAAAGGCCAATGGCGCATAGTTAGTTAATGCAATTCTTTCTGTTAAACGAACTGTTACAAATCCTTCACGCACGTTAATTCCATCCTCACGGAAAAATTCTAATGCAAGATTCTCACGCACCCACATTTGAGTTCCTAAAGCAAAGTTACCAACCAAATAAGTTCCGGCATTAACAGCAGTATTAACTACTACAGGTACCCCTAAAAAACTTGGTGTTAAACCTTGATATACTTGATCTTTCAAGTACTCATTTGTAGTGGCTTTCAATAATAAGATTTTTGTGAAATCTGTTGGTGAAAGCATAATGTAATCAGCTGTGTAATTAACTAAAGCTAATTGATTAATTGCCACTGTTAACACATCAAATTGATTGGCAGCTGTAATAGTATCTGCGAATGAACCTGCTGCAAATGCTGTAGCAATTGAATTAATACCCTCAATGTTTTGACCTGATCCATTACCATAAAGCAATTGTGTATCCTCAACTGTCAATAATTTCTCTGGCGCGCGCGCTGATAAATATGATGTCAATTGTGCTGTATCAGCTAACATTTCTTCGGAAATACGGAAATAAGTACCGATTTTTCTTACGTTTGCATCCTCTGCTGTCAAATCGAAATCTGATTCTGGATATAATCCACCTTGTGCGATTGGCGCTGCACCATTATCATAAGCAGTTTCACGCACGAAACGTACCACCTCTGATTGTGTAGATCCCTGTGCTAACAATTGGCGCACATGGACTGCTCTTGTAGGATCAAACTTAATACCTGCAACATATTGAGCAGGAATAACCTCACCTGTAAAATTGTTAGCTACAGTCATATCACCTGCTTTGATTTCAAATGCAGCTGAACGACTTTTACCATTAATCATACCTTCTAAAGCACCTTTGCTGATTCCTTCTAACAAACCTTGCTTAAATGATTTCACTGTAGCGCCACTTGCTGTCTTTTTAGCAGCAATTTCCTGCGCATCAATGCGTGAATGAATTTCAGTGAATTTAGTTTCTAAATTTCTGATTTCACTTTTCAATAATTCATCAGCCTTTCCTGTTGCGCTTGCAACTGCTTGGCCTTCTGCTTTCTCAATTCTTGAGTCAATGGCTGAATTTAATTCATCCAATTGTTTTTTGATATCCTCTGACATATTCTATTTTTTTATACTTGTTTTTAAATAATTAAATATTTCTGATATGTCCTCACTTTTATCTACCGGCAATGTGGCATCTGGTGCCGGCACTGTGGTAATGTCAATAAATAATGATTTCAATTTCATCAATTCACCTTCAATTGCGTATCCAAGTTCATCAGATACATTTTCTTTTTTGATCATTTTTGCCAAAATGTCAAATCGCTTTGATAATAAATCCTGATCGATCATACCCTTGGCATCTGTAATCATTGCTAATGGATTTGCTGCTAATGTAACACATGAAATCTCATATAACTTTACTTCTTTTAATTCACGCACCCCATCCTGTCTGAATGATTTTACTATTGGCATAATACCCACAGAGTTCTCATTGATCACCCCATTTTTCATCAATAACAAAATATCTTGGCCCATTCTTGTCATAGGTATTTCAGCGACAAAATATAAACCATTCCCATCCTCACGCAATTCTGTAAACTTACCTAATGGCTGATCAATACGGTGCTGATTGCAATAACGCACTCTGGATCCGTTTTCGTTTAATGTCTTGGTGTATGCACCGGCTAAAATAATGTCATTGTCTGAATCGATATTATTAAACACTGATCCATAGCCTTTAACAATACCGTTTGATTCATCAATATCCTCTAAT